TTGTTTTCGGTTGCGATTGTATTTAAGTCTTTTTCTCCTTTGAGCAGTTCAATCACTAATTCTGATTTGAATTTGGCTGAGAAATTTCTTCTTGTTCGAGACATAATAAAAATCCTTCTTTCTGTAGTGTTTACAGTATATCAGATTCATTAAGAAATGTCTCTTGAAGTGTCTTAAATTCTACTTTGTCGTACGACCATTTTTTACAATTTCATTTTTGTAACAGAAAAACGGCTGAAAACCCAGTAAAATCAAGGTTTTCAGCCGTTTCCATTTGATGAAGCATCGGGGATTCGAACCCCGGACAACTTGATTAAAAGTCAAGTTCCCTTACCGCCTAAAATGCCCGCAAATACGCCATTTTTGCGAAAGCCCATGACACAAAAATGACACATTCAGATCTTAGCACATTGTGTCTATCCTGTCAAATAAAAAACCGCGTCAATTTTTGACACGGTCTTTTGTACGTATATTATTTGTTTTGTCTATATTTCTTTATCCGTTTTGCGTTTTCAGAAATGTTTTCATTATATGCAGGTCTTACCCTCGGTAAATAGGCATGAACTGTCGTTTCTGCATAACCAGTTATTTCAGAAATTTCTTTTGCATTTTTTCCTCGATCATATAAATTCAAAATAATTTCATGAGTATCATTTGCAACAATTCCATACGTAGATAATACCTTTGCTATTTGTTGCCAATTATACCCAGTAATTTTATGCACACCTGTTATTGATTGTTTTTCTTCGAACGCCGATAAAATTTTTTCATCTTTTAAATTCATATAGTTTCTCCTCTCAAATATTTTAGTTCTCCCCTCTTATTTTATCTTGTTCAACAACTCTTTCCAACAAATTCAGCACATACGACGGCGGCTTTCTTTCTCCACTCTCCCAGTGACACAAGGTCCCTTTCGGGATCCCATACCGTTTGCAGAAAGCTCCTTGTGAAAGTCCGGAGCGTTCTCTTATCTCTTTAATCGTCATAACTTTCTTCCCCGTCTTTCTTCGCCATCCACTCTTTATTTTGTTTTATCCTGTTAAAACTTTTTACTATTTTTTTCTCGAATTTCTTCTTTTCTTCCTCTGTCATTTCACGATCGTTTTCAATTTTGTTTATGACTTCTTTTGTTATTCCTTTGTTTTCCCGGACCACTTGATATGCCCATTGTGCTCCTTCGTAGTTCATGCACTGTAGTGTGTGAATGATTTTCTGTGTGATCACATATCCCGGATTGATCACCGGCATTGAGTTTAATTTTTCTTTTTGCTTTTGGGGCGCTCCGCCGACGAACAATTTTGCTGAGTCTCTCGGGTTTCGTATTGCTTTCGGATAAGTTGGTGGTATGAAATCAGCTTTTCCTGTTATACTGCATATTCCGTTTGGATCCAGCTTTTTCAGATAGTAGTCACGCCATTGGAGGTCTTGCCCGTCTCCTGTTTGTAGCGCGTACAGGCAAAATCTTTCGTATTCGTCCGATATGGAGGCCCTTGTCAGGGTTTCCCTCGTTACCATCACGAAACAAATCATTACCTTTTCTTCCGGAAGATTTACTTTCCTTAAAAGATCTTTGATACACTCTCTGAGAAGTCCTTTTTCGAGAAATTTGTACACTGATTTCGCCAGCTCGTCGTCTACTTCCTCGATATATTCTCCTAACTGCTTCATGTAACTTTCGTTCTTTTCTTTGCATTTCGGGTCATTGTACTCGTTGCATAAATATTGCATATTATCATGAATCGGGTGCGGTGCACATCCACTCGTTCTTGACTCTGATTCAATCGTGCACGGAATCGTAAAACGATCTTGCTCATTCAGTGTTGCCCCAACGAAATTTCCACTCTCGTCGAGCAATACTTTTATGTTCGGTTTAATTCTCGTGTGCGCAATCGGAATGATGTTCTCCACTCCCATTCTTTCGTAAATATCTAGGATCTCTTTCCAGTACATCTTTTCCTCCCCTTTCTTTACAGCTCGATTGAGAACTCGCTGTTCAGCAGCTCTTCAAAATCTGGATCTTTTTCTACGTAAGCTCTCAGAAACTCTTCCGGTTCACATGGAGCCATCTCGAAGTGAAGGTCTTCTCTGATCTCATCGTTCATATAGGTTGCGATGTTCTCCATTTCTTCCGTGTTCAGTTTGTATTCTTCTCCGTATCTTGTCATTGTTGTTTCCGCCTTTCTCTTTTTTGTTTTGTGTTCCTTTGTTAATTATATTGTACTCCATTGGAGTACAAAAGTTAATAGTTTTTTCAAGTTTCCCAATAGTTTTTTATAGAAAAGACGCAGGGGTTGGTATCCCTGCGTCTCCTCATTATTTCTGCTCGTTGCACCACTTCTGCAGCTCCGTTACCATCAAGGTCCTCGTAATAATCTGTCATACCATATTTTACGTCATTAAAATATGCAGTGAAATATTCATTTTCATTTAAATTCTTTGCTTCCGAACTATTCGTTATTACCACTTTTTCTTCTATTTTTACTACCACCTTTCTGATTTGTTTATTTCCTTTCTGTGATTATATATTAGCACATTATACGTATAATGTGCATTTTTTTGCAAATAAAAAAAGCCGTGCCATTTCGACACGACTATTTTTTTATTCGTAAAACACGATATCGGCGCCCGCATCGCCCTCATACTCTTCTGCGGCCTCCTCCGCCTCTTCGTAAGTTTTGACTTTTGCGATCGTTTTCCGCGTTTCTTTGTCGACCACGAAAATTTCCATTGGAGTAAACTTCCAAATATCTCCGCCTCCGATCCACTCGCCGTCTTCGTCATATTCGTTTTCCTGGATCGAAAACTCTTCGACCGTGAAGAGGCTTCCGGATGCGCAAACATCCGTTTTGTATTTTTTCAATTCCTTTTCGGCTTCCTCTTTGGTTCCGAATGAAGCAATTTTTTCCGGATCCACATCGTACATCGTGCATCCTTCCTTGATTTCATTCCTTTCTTTCCAGCTGATTTCTGCTGTTGTTTTTACGATTTCAAATTTTTTCATTTTCTTATCTCCTTTTTTCTCTTTACTATTTTTTAAGTCATTGTCGATCAGTTCATTTATATATTGAGACGATGCATAAAAATCCCAAAAAGGTTGCAGCCAGTTTACAGGAAATCCAGTCCCTCATTATTTTTTCGGTAATTCAATAGGAATGTCAAATTACAATATTAGAAAGAATTTCATTCAATACCTTCGAAAGGGACATATTCTGAGCATGTGCGATTTCCTCTAATTTTTTCACATTTTCTTCTTTCAGATTAAAACTTTTTATTATTGTTTTCGGTTTCTCTGGGGGAGTAGAAAATATCTTTGATACATCGAATTTTGTTTCATCTGTAGTTTTTCTTTCTTTTGAAGAATCTTTTTCAGCCAATGTTAAAACACTCCTTCCATGACTTTTTCCAATTCGCTATATTACTTGGTATATTCTGGATAACGGATCTGGATTGCCTGCCAAAAATATGGTGCATAAGAGCTGCAAAACAGATCTTTTACCGTATAACTTTTACATTCCTTTACCTGATTGATTGAATCCCCATAGTTGTTAATACTTGGGGTATCGCCAGAAAACAAATTGAATGCCATTTTAATTGCTTTTTCATCATCTTCTGAAAGTGCATCATTTTTCAGGCATTCAGGTTTTGGCTGCATGGCATGGAAGTCAAAAAAATTCTCCAGTCTATCCCTTGTATTGGGGCTTAAACATAAGCAATAACATAAAGACTTGACAGTTGCATCCGGATCTGGAACATTTTCTAAAGTTTCATAATACCTTTTCTCGTGATCGGCGCTGGCAAAGAGAAATTTTTCTTTTGAAAAAGTTTTCGATGATTGTGTGACCGACAGTGTTTTTTCGACTTTTTTTTCTGGTTGCTCCGGTTCTTGTATATATGAAACGAAATTTTCAGTAGGGACTTTTTGCTCGATTTCTTGTTGCTGAATGAAAGGTTGCTCTTTTCCTGACATGGAGGATCGCTGAACCGGTTTCTTACTGGACAGGTATCCTTTCATTGCAGATACGGTGAAAAATTCCTTCAGAACAAGATCTTTCTGATCTTCTTCTGACTGTTTAGCCAGATATAGTGCGGCTGCAGGTGTTAGCTTTTCTTCTTTGAATGCCTGCATTCCATCTTTTGATAGATGTTTTGCCGTATACATTAAGTTCTGGATGGTTGACTCGCTCCGTTTCGTGGACAGAGCGATTTCTTTCCGCAGCACTCTTCCCTTCAATGTTTCATCTTTATTTATTTTGGGTAGGAGTTCCTGCAGTCTAACGACCTGCATCATCTGCTCATATCCATTTAAGTCACTTCTAGCGGATGAATTTGTCAGGATCAGAAGTAGCTCTGCAACATCATCGTTGCACTCTATGACCAAACACGGAAGGTAAGCATATTCCGGAAAGCCACGTTGCACTACGATTTGACTGGCCCGCCATCTGCGGTGTCCAGCCAGAATTTCATACTGTTCTGCATCCTTTTTCCGGACCAGAAGGTTCTGGGCAACCCCACCCAAAATCTGGATAATATCTGCCAGATCTTCCAGTTCTTTTTCGGTATAGAACTGGTTAGTGCTTGGAACCAGCTGGGAATAATGGATTGATTTCATATTCTGCCGGTAAGATCCGGAAAGAGAAGCAAGAATCTTGCTTTTTTTTGCCTGTTCTACAGACAGGCCCATTTTATTCTTAAGAATCGCATTTAAATCTGCCATATTTTTATTTCTCCTATTCCATTAATGCCAGAACTTCTTTTGTAAGATCCTCGTAATCTTTTGTTGATGCATCGGTTCTGCGGTGTTTTGCCAGTGGTTTTCTTGCCTTATTCGCTGAATTCACAGCAGCTCGGTTACTGATAACGGTAGTGAGCAGTGGAAACTGGTATTTCTCTACCAGGTCACGTATTTCTTCTATCTGAGATTTACGGCCAGCATATTTCGAAATAAATACATGGTATGTAAGTTCCGGATTATAGTATTCCTGAATCTGTGCAATGTAATCAGATAGAAAGTTTAGGCCAGTTTTTCCGAAAGCATCCGGTTCATATGGAATCAGAAGTTCATCCGCTGCAACAAGTGCGGCAATTGTTGGCAGCTGCATGGAAGGATGGCAGTCAATAATCGCATAATCATAGCGATCTTCTACTTGGTGCAAAGCTTCTTTGATAATAACTGGAAGTCCATCTGCCTCCTCCATCCGGGGAGAGGCCTTGATAAGATCAAGGTTTGGATAATTCGTTCTGTAAATGCATCTTTCTGTTTTTACACCATGGAAAATATCCAGCAATGTTTTGGAATTTTCGTTGACTCTGTTGTAAACATAGGTTGTATTGGACTGCGGGTCAGCATCAACCATCAGCACTCTTTTTCCCAATGCGGAAAGGTTGTAAGCCAGATTAATGACCGTTGTGGTTTTTCCAACCCCTCCTTTGTAGTTATCGACTGCGATTACTTTCATGTTATCTCCCTTCCGGTTCCTTCTGGAACCAATAAAATAGACAGTCTAGGAAACATA